GCGTCTCGGCTTCGGCGCGCGGGATCATCCGGCCGATGTCGGCCATGTATAGGGTGTTGGACACCATCAGCCCGCGGGCCGTGTCGATCGTCACGCTGCCCCAGTTCGAGCCGCCGGCAGAGCCCGGGTAGAAGATCGTCTTCTGCTCGGCAGGCGGGGTGAAGTCGCCTTCGTAGCGCGCCTTGCGGAACGCGAGCCGGCACCACAGCTGGTCGAGCGGGGTCACGCCCCACATCGAGGCTTCGCTCAGGCGCTCGCCGGCGCCGCCCTGCCGCCCACCCTGCGGCTATTCCGGCTCGAGGTGGACATCCGCTGGAACTGGCTGGCCGCCCGGAACATCGGTGCGCACCACGCCGCGGACGGCTGGCTGCTGCTGACCGACATGGACCACGTCGTGCCGGCCACGACTATGTCGGCGCTCGTCTACGGCACGCATGACGAGAGCGTGATCTACGGCTTCTCGCGCATCGAACACGACGGCGCCGAGCTGGCGCCGCACCCGAACTCGTGGTTCATGACCAAGCGCCGCTTCTGGCAGGTGGGTGGCTACGACGAGGCGCTGTCTGGCCACTACGGGACGGACGGCGACTGGCGCCGGCGGTGCGCGGCAATCGCACCCATCTGCATCCTCGAGGACCGGTTGATCCGGCACGAGCACCAGGGCGACTCCTCGACCACCGACTACCTGCGGAAGCAGCCCGAAGACGCGGGCGTCAAGGCCATCGTCGCGCAGCGGCGCGCCGGCTGGCGGCCGAAGGTGCTCAGCTTCCCGTTCCACGAAGTGGCTGTAGCTCGTGAGGTGCCCGCATGATCGACACCGGTCAGCGGGACAAGCTCGTCACCGTCGAAGCGCGCACGGTGACGCGGGATGCAGCCAAAGCGGTCGTCGAGACGTGGGCCCCGTTATTCACGACCTATATGGCTGTAGTGCAGCAGAAGATCCGCCAGGAACCCGAGCGCTACGTGGCCAACCAGCTATCGGCTCGACAGGACACCGTGTGGCAGATGCGGTTCCGAGACGACATGGATCCCGAGGTTGTGAACGTCGCCAGCGACCGGAGGCTCGTCTTCCGGGGTCGAATCTATGACATTGTCCGGGCCGATCGCATCGGCTTCAGAGACGAGATCTCCGTGCAGACGCTGGTGAAGGCGGATGCGTCATGAGCGTGACGATGCAGGTCACAGGTGTGGCGGAACTGTCAAAGGCTCTGGGCAGCCTGAGCACGCGCATGTCGCGAAAGATTCAGCGGGACGCGCTGGTCGAAGCGGCAGAGCCCATCCGGCGCCAGGCCAGTGCCACGGCGCCGCGGGCGCCCGGCGAGCCGGACCTGGCCGACAACATCGTCATCTCCAACGCCCGTCCGGCGGACGGATCGGTCGGCGTGGTCGTCGGTCCGTCGAAGCCCTTCTTCTACGGCACGTTTCAGGAGTGGGGCACGTCGCGGCACGGGGCACAGCCGTTCATGCGGCCGGCCTTCGACGGCAACGTGCAGACGTCCTTCAAGTCCATCCTCGTCGCCACCCGTCGGATCCTGCTGTCCAAGGGCCTCATCGGCAGCGCGCGCACCGGTGGGGGCGGCGGGTTGCTGTGAGCGCTGCCTTGGCCGTCATCGCCCGACTGGAAGCCGTGGCAGCGGTCACGGCGCTGGTCGGGACGCGCATCTACCAGGGCGTGCTACCTCAGGGCGGCCCGTTCCCGGCGATCCGTGTGCAGCGCATCAGCGAAGTGCAGCCGATGCAGCTCCGCGGCGCGATCGGCATCTTTTCGGCACGGGTACAGGTCGACTCGGTAAGCGACGCCGGCAACGCCATCAGCGTGGCCACGGCGCTGGATCGGGCGATCTATGGCACCGGCGCCGGTAGTGGACTCGTCGGCTTCAAGGGCGCCGCGGGCGGCTACGTCATTGAGGGCGTGTTCCCCGGAGGCGTGCGCGAGGGCTATGACGCGCTGGAGTTGAAGCAGTACCGCGTCATGCGGGACGTGATGGTGTGGTGGAAAGCATGACCTAACAAGCTCGAGAACGTTCGTCTAGGGGGCACCCGAAACCGCGCCAGGCCGGCGCAGGACGAACGCACAGAGGCCGTGGAGACAAGGCCGCTCCGCTGATCGCGCACAACGCGCGTCAGTGGGGCGGCTTTTGTCTTTCGCGGCAGACCGCAACGGACAGGGGACACAGGAGATACGCGAATGGCAGACGTCACCGGCACTTACTACAACAGCGAGGGCAACATCGGCTACGGCGCCGAGCTGCGCGTCGGTCAGGACAACGGCAGCCCCGAAACGTTCGTGGCCATCGCCCAGGTCGACACGATCCAGTTCGGCGAGATGAACGCGCCGGTGATCAACATCACCCATCTCCGAAGCCCTGGCCGGGCGCACGAGAAGATCCCGACCATCCGCGATCTGGGCGCATTCACCATCACCGGCACGCTCAACATGAAGCACGGCTCACACAACAACGCGGGCGGCGATGGCTTCACGTCGGGCGGTCTCATCGCCATCCACCGGAGTCTCGAGCAGCGCAACTTCGAACTCGAGATTCCGGACGGCTCGCCGAATACGGTGCTGCCGTTCCGCGGTGTGGTCAACCAGCTGAGTCTCGGCGAGCTCTCGCTCGAAGGGGTGCAGAAGTTCTCGGCGCAGGTCCAGCCGCTCCGCGACTACACCGCTGGTCTGCCCTGATGAGCGCCAACCGTGAGCGTGGCGAGGTCTCTCTCGTGATCGGGGAGACCTCGTACCGCCTAAAGCTCAGCATCAACGGGATGATCGCCGCCGAAGACGAGTCGGAGACGTTTGGTGCGCGGTGCACGTGGGATCAGATTGCGTCGAGAGCCGTAAATGGCGATCTGCGTTATCTGGTGCTGTTCTTGTGGGCGCTGACCCGCAAGTGTCACGACACGCTGACGCTCGCTCAAGTCGGCGATCTCATCGACGACGCAGGCGGTCTTCCTGGCCTGTTGCAGATCATCAAGCGCGCCGTGTCGACGGCGGCGCCTGATCCGGAGGACATCAGGGCCATGGGCGGGGTCGCGTCGCGCCCTCGGAAGGCCCGGCGTGGGACTGGCGTCGCCTCTACCTCGACGCCCGGCGCTGTGGCCTGAGTGATGCCTGGTTCTACGACGCGTCGCTGCGCGAGTTGTATCGAGAGTTCGTCGTCGCGAAGCAGCGCGCGCTCCATGACGCGGAGCGCGATCTCTCGTTGGCGTGGCACATCGCAGCGTTCGAGCGCCAGAAGCGTCTGCCCGATCTTGCCGAGGTGATTGGGCGGATCCGCGGGCAGGCCCAACAGAAACAGCCGGTTGCTGAGATGAAAGAGGTAGTCCACGCCATGGCCTCAGTCTATGGGCTGAAAGTGCGAAAGGGGCGGAGACGTGGCTGAGAGCGCCACCGTCGGGATGCTGCGTGTCCTGCTGACCATGGACACCGCCCAGTTCGATGCCGCGATGAAGCAGGCGTCGACGTCGGCGAAGTCATGGTCGAAGGACTTCGACGCCATCGGCAAGCAGGCGACGGCAGTGGGGTCGGCGCTGACCAAGGCGATCACCGTGCCGCTGCTGGGTATCGGTGCGGGCGCCGTCAAGATGGCGTCGGAGTTCGAATCGTCCTTCGCTGGCGTGCGGAAGACGGTCAATGCCACCGAGCCCGAGTTCGCCGCGCTGGCCAAGGGCCTGCGCGACATGGCGAAGGAGATCCCGCTCAACGTCAACGAGCTCAACCGGGTGGCCGAGGCCGCGGGTCAACTCGGTATCCGGAAAGAAGACATCCTGCAGTTCACGCGGACGATGGCGGACCTCGGGGTTACGACCAACCTGACGGCCGACGAAGCCGCGACGGCGACGGCGCAGATCCAGAACATCTTCGGGGCCGCCGGGCAGGACGTCGACAGGTTCGGCGCGACGCTGGTCGCCCTGGGCAACGCAGGCGCGTCGACGGAGAAGGACATCATCGCGATGGGCCTGCGGATTGCCGGCGCGGGCAATCAGGTCGGACTGACGCAGGCGCAGGTCCTGTCGTTTGCGTCCGCACTGTCCTCGGTGGGCATCAATGCGGAGGCCGGCGGGTCCGCGATCTCGCGGACGTTCCTCAAGATCAACGACGCCGTCGCGACGGGCGGCGAGTCGCTCGATGAGTTCGCCCGGGTGGCCGGGATGTCGAGCGCGCAGTTCAAGCAGTCGTTCGAGACGGACGCGGCCGGCGCGACGCTGGCGTTCATCGAGGGGCTGTCACGACTGAAGGGCGAGGGCGAGAACGTCAACGCGACCCTCGAGGGGCTGGTCGGCAAGAACATCATCATCAAAGACACGCTGCTCCGCGCCTCGGGTGCCGGGCAGCTCCTGCGGGAACAGCTTGCGCTGGGGAACGTGGCCTGGCAGGAGAACACCGCGCTCGTGAAGGAAGCCGAGCAGCGGTATCGGACCTTCGAGTCTCAGACCAAGCTCCTGTGGGCGCAGGTGCGCGACGTCGGGATCGAGCTCGGCACCGCCCTGTTGCCGACCTTGCGCGACCTGATCACGGTCACTCGCCCCCTGATCTCTGCGGTGGCGAGTCTCGCGACGACCTTCGCCGGGCTGCCTGAACCGGTGCGCGTGACGGCGATTGCCATCGGCGCCCTGGTGGCCTCGATCGGTCCGCTCCTCTGGGCCTTCGGTCAGGTGGTCTCGGCGGCGTCTGTGGTGGTTGGCGCCTTCACGGCGAAGGGGATTGCCACGCGCGCCCTCACCGCGGCGATGGCCACCGGCACGGGTGCGGCGTCGCTGTTCTCGGGCGCGCTGGCCACCCTCGGCCCGGTCGCCGCCGGGGCCGCCACCGCGTTTGCCAGCTGGAACCTCGGCAAGTGGATCGGCGAGATCACGGGCGCCACGGATGGCGTCGGCAAGCTCGCTGCGAAGCTGGGTGAGCTGATTGGTCTCTTGCCGGCGGGCGCGGCAGCACAGTACGACGCCTCCCGGGCCGCAGCGGAAGCGGCGCAGTCGTCCGCGGGGCTGGCGAAGACCCAGTCTGA